CAGAACAATTTGAGGAGTTTAAGGGGTTATGAGTAGAGCAAAGGGCCCAACTGAGGATCAGATACAGCAGGCAGTTATGCAGTGGTCAGCGACGATTAAGTATAAGGGGCGGCGACTATCTGATTATCTGCATCACAGTCCCAATGGCGGCAGCCGTCATATAGCGGAGGCAGTTAAGTTTAAGCGAATGGGCGTCAAGGCCGGCTACCCTGATTTGATACTCGATATTGCGCGTGATGGCTTTCACGGCTTACGTATCGAACTTAAAACGGAAGTCGGCAAGTTATCAAAGATTCAAAAAGAGCGGCTAAAAATGCTTAGCGATGAAGGTTACTGCGCTGTGGTCTGTCATGGATTTGATGATGCTATCAAGACTATTGAGTTTTATATGAGGGAGGGTGAATGACCATCGAGCCTAATCAGACATGGATAAGCAAAAAAGGTAATCAAAGGGTGTTGGTGCTGCGAGTGCTTAATTATACGGTGAGCTACCAGCAGGACGGATTTATCAAACAGATGGGCGACTTTGAGTTTAAGGACCATTTTAAGTTTGAGGGAGTACAGAGTGACAATTAAAACAACACACAGCGGCTCATATCGCCCGAATTTAGCCGTTAAGAATCTTAAAGGTAAATTGGTAGCTACGAGCTCGCAAAGACGCTCAGACGGCAAGATAGCGTTTTGGAATCACTGCTCATGTGAGCACGTTGAGTTAGAGCAAAAGGATTTTGATAAATATTACAGATTGGAGGAGTTGAAGTGAGTATTGAGATGACGGTGGACGGATTGACTAGAGTTGGCGGAATGATCAAGGGCAAAGTAACAATTACTTTTGATAGCGATGTTGTGATTGGCTATAGCGGCAATGCATCAAATGACGTGCTAGAGAGCTACCTAAAAGAAGCCGCTATTGAGCAGCTCAAATACGAGGTGCAGGGCGATGATTGATAATTTAAGTATCAAAGCCAAGCTAACGATGTGGGGTCGTTGGGTTGGCCGCGGCAATGTTGCAGCTTCACCAGTAGGCGTTGGTGGTGGCGGCAGCTGCAGTCCGCTAGGTTACAAGTCAGCATGGAGCTTTATACTACCGAGCGATGGTGGAGGTGTTGATATTGGGTGTGATGATGAGATGTTGGATATTGAGCACGCTATGTCCTATCTCAAAACGCATGACAAATTTAGTTATAGATTGATTAAGCTTAAGTATCGTTACGGCTATAGCTACCAGAGATTGGCGCAAAAACTCACTAAGTCTGAGCCTGAATATAGACGTGGTGGTGTTAAGGCGGGTATGGAGATGTGTCACAAGCACTGCAAGACGCTGGTAGATAGAGCGGAGTTAGAGGTACAAAAACTATTAAGTGAAGAAATATTTTGACTTTTGACCCAGACATATAGTATAAATGTGATATGTTGTATGCACCCGCAGCGGAAAGCGGTAACATATATTGAATTTAAGCCCTACATTGATTTGTGGGGCTTTTTTGTGTCTAGGATTTGAGGTCAGCAATAGTCATTGAGGGTTGGGATGGATAGTAAAGAGAAAAAGCCAACCACGTGGCTCGAGATAATGAACGTCTTTAACTGCGTGTTGATAGCGGGATTCGGTGCAGGCATTGGCTTTGCGCTAGCAGTTAAATTAGTTTTGTTTTAGACACCAATTACACGCTATTAGCTCAACGGATAGAGCATCTGGTTTCTACCCAGTCGATGGGGGTTCGATTCCCTCATAGCGTGCCAAATATGGAAGATAGCGCCAAGGCGGCAAAGCAGGTTTGAACCCTGTGCCACTCTAACGGGTGAGAGTTCGATTCTTTTATCTTCCGCCAATTACGGCGAAATCGCCACAATAACCACTTTTGCCCGCATTTGATTATGACGGGCATTTTTTATGCGCGCTGATTGGAGGTGGGTGTGACAATTCCAAGACCTAAACCACCAGACGAGATACCATCTTTCTTAGCGGCGCCTGAAGTTTATGAGTGGCTGCATAGCACGATATTGAACACTGAGCATGAATGGTACAACGATGATCATAAGCACTTGCTTGATTATCGAGTTAATGAGATAGCTTTTTTATGGGCCCAAGGTGGTTACATGAAAAAGAATAAGTGGGTTTTGGGCGAATGTGAAAAAGTCATGATGATGGCTGGCGGTTGGAAGCGTGAGCGGCAAGAGATGTGGTTTAAAGACACACTGGGCGCTGTGCCTGATTATCTAATCACACTTGACGCCAGTTACTGCAGAGATTGTACAGACGCTGAGTTTGCAGCACTGGTTGAGCATGAGCTTTACCACATTAGTCATAAGACCGATATGTTTGGCGACCCTGCGTTTACCAAAGACGGAAAGCCGGCGCTTGAAATAACCAGTCACGATGTCGAAGAGTTTTTTGGTGTCGTCAGAAGATATGGCGGTGATGAAGCGGTTATTAAGATGGCTGAGCTGCAGGATTGTGAGCCGAAAATAAAATACTAATTACCTTTACCCAGCGATACGAGAGACTGTTTATGGCAACCCTTAACAATAAGGTTAAGGCCTTTATTGTACAAGGGCTTGCAACCTATATGACCCCCTCAGAAGTAGCAGAGGCGGTCAAGCAAGAATTTAATATAGAAATCAATCGACAGCAGGTCTCATGTTACGACCCAAACACCGCTGCCGGAATCAACTTATCAAAAAAGTGGAAAGACCTATTCAAACAATTTCGAGACGACTTTAACAATGATATTCAAGCGATACCGATTGCAAATAAAGCATACCGGTTAGCAATGCTCGACCGTATGGCCCGTGATGCTGAGAAGTCTAGGAACAGGCCGCTAGCAGCAAGCTTACTCGAACAAGCGGCTAAGGATGTGGGCGAGGTGTTCACCAATAAGCAAAAAGTCGACAACATATCAAGTGATGGCTCAATGTCACCGCCGCAGCCCCTAACACCTGAGAATGCCAAGGTGATAGATAACGAGTTGGAAGATGAATACTAATGATGACGCTAACCGATTATCAATCATAAAGCACAAGTGCGAGAAGCGGCACCTATTCTTTGTCCGATACTTTTTCAAACAACGTATGGGCGATAAGTTTTTAACCAATTGGCACCATCATTATATTGCCTACGAGATAGACCGATTAATTAAGCGAGCGCAAGACGGCAAAGAGACAGAGAACATCATCTTTAACTTGCCGCCTGGTGGCTCTAAAACCGAAATGGCGATGAATATTATCCCAAGAGGTTTAGCACTTAATCCACGCTCACGGTTTTTGTATCTCTCGTTCAGTGACAGCTTGGTGACAGACGTATCATCAACAGCTCGAACCATTGTTAAATCTAAATACTTTCAACAGCTATGGCCAGTCGCTATCTCTAGCGATACAGACTCCAAAGGCTCGTGGAAAACAGACATAGAGGGATTTGAGGGTGGGCATATTTATGCGTCCTCAATGGGTGGTCAGGTAACTGGTCGCCGCGCAGGTCGTATGTCAAAAGAGTTTAACGGTTTGATTGTACTTGATGACCCATTAAAGCCTGAAGATGCCTTTAGTGACACTAAGCGCAAAGCAGCTAACCGTAAATTGCTTAACACCGTAAAAAGCCGTAAGGCAAAAAGCGATACGCCTATTATCTTGATTATGCAGCGATTGCATAGCGATGACCCCACGCAATTTATCCTAGATGGCAACATGGGTGGCAAATGGCGGCACGTCAACATACCGGCATTGATTGATGATGCGTTTATCAAGACGTTACCGCCTAGCATTGCAAAGTTGGTGCCTACGAACGTTGAGCGCGATGACAAAGGCAGACAAAGCTATTGGCCATCTAAAGAATCGTTATTGTCGCTGTTAGAGCTTGAGATGGGCGGTAGTGATAAAGACGGTCAAAAGGTTAGTCGCTACACATTCCACAGTCAATATATGCAAGCGCCTACCAAATTGGGCGGCGGATTAATCAAAGCCTCGTACTTTGGCCGCTATACAGTCTTACCACAGCTTAAGTGGTTGGCAATCTTTGCTGATACAGCGCAAAAGACAAAAGAGGTCAACGATTACAGCGTCTTTATGGCAGCAGGTGAGGATTATGACGGCAATCTGATCATAGTTGATGTACTACGCGGTAAATGGGAGGCGCCTGAATTAATCGTTAAGGCATCCGCATTTATCAAAAAGCATAACGATGATACAAACACGCCTAATCTGCGTTATGTGGCGATTGAGGATAAAGCAAGTGGTACTGGGCTAATCCAAACGCTAAAGACCACTAGCCGCATATCTATTAAGGCGGTACAGCGCAATACAGACAAGCTAACACGTTTTATGGACGCACACCCATACATTGAGGACGGCATTGTTTATTTGCCGTTAAATGCCGCATGGGTTGGTGATTTTATAGACGAGGCTGAGGCATTTAGTGCTGATATGTCACACGATCATGACGACCAAATCGACCCGCTTATTGATTTAATTAATATCGGCAGGCAAAAACAAACACACAGAGCCACAGCTGGCAAACGGACCTACTAATGACAGACATGACTAAAAAGCCGCGCTATCGTGTCAAAGCTGGCGGCACACTAAGCCAAGAGCAAGCTATCGATATGCGCGGTAAGTTGTTTTATCAGCAGCTATTACGCCAGGATACTGACGAGATACTTAAAAAAGCAGGTATCAGTCGTCATGCGCTAAAGACGCTGCTTACAGACCCTGATATTGACCAAGCGGTCGATAGACGCAATGACGAGCTAATAAGCTCGCTCTATACGTTGATGCCAAGCGAGGGCAATGTCGCTGAGTTTGTTTATGAGCAATTGGATTTGCACCTTGAGACAATCGCTCAGAGCGCAATTGATAGCAAGCTATATGGCTACGATGTGGCTGAGATGATATGGGGTAAAGACGACAAGGGTCGCAATGTAGTCACGACCATGATGCCCAAGCCTATGCAATGGTTCGAGCCTAGGGCCACAGGCGAGTTGTTTTGGCATCCAAACGATGGCAGTAAGCCGGTCGAGATTAGCGCGCAAGATGACTATCAGTACCGCTATTTATATCAGCAGCACAAAGCAACTTATTCAGAACCAAAGGGCAAGTCATTACTAAGCCGTGTTTATTGGCTGTGGTATTTTAAAACCAACGGCTGGCGTTTTTGGTCCAAGTTTTTAGAGCGATTCGGTTCACCGCTACTGATTGGTAAGACTGACGCTCAAGACGATGACGATGCCCAAGATTTCGCCAATGCACTGCTAGCGGCGCACAACTCCGGCGTGGTTACGGTTGGCGTTGACGAAGATGTAACGCCTGTAACTGGCGGCAGTCATGGCGAGGCGTTTGTCTCGTACAATAATGTTGCTAAGCAAGGCATTACTACGTACCTGCTAGGTCAGACATTGACCAGCGGTGTTGATGGTGGCGGCACATATGGCCAAGGTAAAGTACACCAAGAGCAGCAAGAGATTATCTTTGCTAGTGATCGCAAACACGCCCTAAAAGCCATTCAGCATTTTATCGATATCATCTGTTATGCAAACGGATTCGATGCGCCAGAGTTTAAATGGATTGCTAAAAAAGTTATCCCGATTGAGCAATTGGACGCTGATAAAAAGGCGTATGACATGGGGCTGAGATTCAAAAAGTCTTACTTCATTGATGAGCTTGGCTATGAGGAGCGTCATGTATCCCATGTTGAGAATGGTGTTGCTCAGTCGTTCGGTATGTCTGCCAAGGCTAGCAGCTACCTGCCAACAGCCAGCAATCACGCACCGGTTATGGCGACCACTGACAGGCAGTTTACTGATGAGCAGCAGGAATTAGAGGATATAGGCGACTACTCGCTAAGTGTGGGTAGCGCACCGATTGACCCTGCTGCTATTTTAGCGGCGGTTGCTGATGCTACTGACGAGGATGACTTAGCAGCTAAGCTATTCCAAATGGTCGGCAACAATATCGTAGGTAGTGAGTTTGCCCAACTAGTCGAGACCGTCATTATGGCGGCTGACTTGCATGGCGTAGTCGATGAGTTTGCGGGAGCTGATGATGTTTGACGTTAAATTCATTGAGGCGATAGCTTACGGGCTAACTCGTAACTACGTCTTGGGCGATGAATACTACAACGTCATGACGCCCATACAGCGCAAAAAGACGGTATCGATTGCCGGTCTAGGGCAGATTGAGCAAGTCCGTCATGTCATGGATGAGGTTAGAAACTCTATTGATGGCGGCGGTACGTTTGCACAGTTTCAAAAGGCTGTGGCAGACGGCAAGGTTAACGTCAATCTGCCTGAGTATCGACTGGCCAATATCTTTAGGACTAATATCCAGTCAGGCTACAACCACGGTAAATGGCAGCAGCAACAGCGCACTAAGGCTTATCGACCGTACTTAATGTATGACGCTATCAATGATAGTCGCACAAGGCCGCATCATTTAGCGCTTGACGAGGTGATACGGCACATTGATGACCCTTGGTGGCTAACTCATTATACTCCTAATGGTTACCAGTGCCGCTGTAGTACAAGGTCACTGACAAAAAAGCAAGCTGAGGCAAAAGGCATTACAACCGATGACGACTTGCCAGAGGTGGGCCCAGATAGCGCAGACTGGGGGCAAAGTCCTAGCAATTATGCTGAAATCATGGAGCAGCGAGTTAATAGACGCATCGCCGAGGTCACTATCGAGTATTTTAAAAACAGAGCTGTGGGCGAAGCGCTACAGATTGCAGCGGTCAGATTTACACACGCTGCCACTGAGTTGCTAGAGTCGCCTATACCGAGCCTAGCCGCTTACTTAGCTGAGGCGCAAAAGCTGATTGATGATGCTGATGACTTGCCTTAATAAGCGCAAACAAACACGACCGCCCATTCGAGGCGGTTTTTTAATGGGCGAAACTTATGAACTTAAAAGCACAAATCAAGCGTGACATTAACGCTCATGAGCTGATGGCTTGCTATGACTTGCAAGCCGAGATTGATGCTGTCGATTTTATCGCACTATCGAGCATCGGCAGTGATGATAGCGAACCTGCTTACACAGTAGC